GCTTGTACAACTCGCAGCCAGCTTGGATGTTCTTGACCAATCCAGCCGCAAGAAGACAGATGCTGATCGGATCAATTTACAGCCCCAAAAACTTTATGACCATTTGAGAGGCAAAGCCTGGTCCTAGCAACACTGCCGCGATGACAATGTAGATTAGGTACTCAATCCGAGTCATGCGAGCTTTGCCAGACTCCAGCTTCTCTTCGATGTTCTTGTATCGTTGATCGCAAGATGCCTGGTGGGCGTAGAAGTCTGTTTCTAAACTCATGATGTGATGGTTTCAATCCATGTCAGTGTGGATTCATTCCAGTTGTACAGTTTTCCATCTGTGGGATATGCAACAGGAGCAGTCCATTGGCAAGTGCTTTCCACTAATGTCCAACTTGGATATGGCTGTGGAGGGATAAACGCATTACGTCCCTCGTCAAAGGTGTAGCCAATCCCAGCGTAGTTCTTCCGCATATTGCCGTTGTAACTGGTTTGCTTCCAATCTCCACCAAATAAACGCTCGCAAAATGCCGCACCGATATATTCTTTTTCTGTGCCATCAGCAGATGCTGTGTCAGCATTACCCACCACAATAACTTGCGTGACGATGCCGTTTTCAATCTTTGCAAAGTGTGCCATTAGTTTTTCCCCGAAAGTTTTTCAATTTGTTCAGTTGTCCAGATGGTTGGGATTGAGTTTTCAAACGCTTTTATTTTTTCCATCGTTTCGTCAATCTCTTTCCATGTTGGACATGGGCGGTCATCTTCCCATCTTGTAATGGTACGGTTGCTAACTTCCCATTTTGCGTTTGGGCGTAGCAATTGCATTGCTGTGTCAATTCCGTAGAGTTGATAGATTTTGGTCATATTAATTCAACTTCAAAATTACGATACCAGAACCACCTGCGCCGCCTGTGCCAGTGGCAGAGCCAGCCCCACCACCGCCACCACCTAAATTAGCAGTTGCGGCACTTGCACTTCCTGTTGTTGTTCCAGCGCCACCACCGCCAACGCCACCAGAGCCGCCAGGTCTAGTTCCAAAACTATGACCACCACCGCCACCGCCACCAGCGTAATTAGTTGATGTACCAGTAATACTTGATGCCGTACCAGCACCACCATTACCACCAGCATTTGAACCAGAATTTAAAGATTGACCAACAGCAGATGCACCACCACCACCACCGCCAAGTCCGTAATTTGAACCATCTGTATATCCTTGACCACCAGCAAAACCTTGGCCAGAAGTACCCGCTCCACCAGTGCCGTTGTTACCGCCGCCACCGCCAGAACCGCCAGTAGACCCTGTGGTTGTTCCAGTTGCTGCGCCACCGCCACCACCACCAGTAGAAGTTATGCTAGAAAAAACAGAATTGCTACCACTTGTGCCAACTGTATTTAATGAGTTTTGACCAGCCCCACCGCCGCCTACAGTAATGGTGTAAGAAGTTCCAGCCGTAACTGCAAATGATGTTGCTGTTTTAAATCCACCCGCGCCAGCAGCACCAAAACTTCCTCCACCACCGCCAGCTACCACAAGGTAGTCAACAGAAGTGATGCCAGTAGGTGCTGTAAATCGTGAACTTGCAGTAAATGAAATGGATGTGCCTTTTTCAACTGTGTAAGAGATGATGACAATGCCAGAACCGCCAACACCACCAGCACCGCCACCGCCAGCACCGCCGCCGCCGCCGCCGCCACGATTTGCTGTACCAATAGAACCAGCACCAGAAGCCGCGCCATTGCCGCCACCTCCCGCACCACCCGCACCCGCAGTCCCGCCACTTGTACCACCGCCACCGCCACCACCGTAAGTGACAGATGAACCGCTGAGTAATGAGGCTGTACCTGCACCACCCGCACCACCAACATTAGAAACTCCATTAGAGCCTACCGCACTTGCGCCGCCACCACCGCCACCGCCAGCCGTTCCAACGGCGGCTGAAGTACCGCCAGCAAACCCTTGTCCAGACGTTCCAGTGCCAGCGCTACCGCCAGCGTTAGCGCCCGCTGCGCCACCGCCAGAACCGCCAGCACCCCCTGATGCGCCAGCGCCATTGTTACCCCCGCCCTTACCACCACCAGTGGCAGTGATTGAGTTAAATACAGAATTACCGCCTATAGTCACAGCCGCACCACCAGCGCCCACTGTTACCGTATATGTTGTGCCAGCAGTAACGGATAGTGCAGTACCAGTTAGAAATCCTCCTGCCCCGCCACCACCAGCAAAATCAGTACCGCCACCTCCACCTCCAGCAACAACCAAATAATCTACGCTACTTACACCAGTAGGACAACTCCAAGAACCAGTCGCAAGGAACGATTCAATGACGGTGTATCTACCACCACCAGCAAGGAAGAAGTTTTTTGCGGCAAACATTAAGGTGTATATCCTTGTGCAGCAGAGCCGTACCAGTTTGTTCCATCAGCAACAAAAGTCAGAATATCCATCTTGCCAGCGGTTGCCGTGATTGTTGGTGCGCCAGCCGAACCAAACTTCACAGATGTAAATGTTGCTGTGCCATTACCTGTGGCCGCCGCTTGTTTGAGCAGCAAAATAAACGATGCCCCCGCCGTTGCAGTTGGCATTGTGAATGTACAAGCGGTTGAGGCTGTCAGCGTAGCGGTTTGAAACGTGCCGGTTGCCAACGATATTGTGCTTGCGGTTGTGACAGTGCCAATCGCTACAACACCTTCGGTGTAAATGCCACTTAGCGTTAAGCCCGGTGTAGCCGTTCCAGTTGTGCCATTAAGTGTGATTGCCATGATTACGTTCCTTGTGCTGGGGGCTGTACTGCTTGTTGAGCAGCCAGTGCTTCTGCGGCGGCTTGGGCTTCTGCTGCTTGTTGTGCCGCTACTGCCGCATCATGAACTGCTTGTTCTTCAGCGGTGTACTCTACCTGAGTGACTTCACCTGTTTGTACGTTGGCTACGATTCTGTGTGTCATGGTGTTTACTCGTAAAGGATGTTGATTGAGCCAGCATCAAAGGTGTCAGTGCCGTTGACGGTGGTGATGCGGACTCGGTCAAGTGTGCCACCAAGAGTTATGCCGCCACCAAACGCCACCATATTTGTCGCAGAGCCTACAGCGAATACGCCAGAAGCAACCCAAATATTAGAGCCTAGCGTTGTAAATGTAGCGTGCCCAAAATAAGTATTTGCCGCATTACCAGAATTTATTATGTAAACACCCGTTGAGCCGTTTGCTACCCCAGTAGCATTTGCGTTATTAAAGTTACCTCCCGCAGATGAATAACCTGAGGTTGTAACAGAGCCAGCACCTAATTGAAATTGCAAAATTGAAGTGCTGCTGGTGCTGACCCCACTAAACATCACGGTAATACGCTTTACCCAGCTAGGCAAGGCAGTAAAGTCAATGCTTGTCCCGCTGGTAGATGCAACCGCAGTGCCACTGACCAAAGCAGATGCCCGACCTGCACCGCCAAACAGCGGATACCAAGAGGTGTTTGTTAGGCGATAGACCCATGAAAGAGGTTGGTTGGGAATCAGTTGTGTAGCAGGGCCAACAACCGTACCGCCATTACCGGACATGGTGAGCGCAGTCACCTGTTGCGTGGACTCCACTGTAATCGTCATCCCGTCAGCAGGAGCCGCAGGCATTGTGATTGTGCCTGTTGCCAACGTACCGGCTGGTTGTATCACCAGCACCTGAGTGCCAGCAGCAAATGTGTAGCTGAACGCCGTTGTTAAGACTTGGTAGTCATAATTTTGGAGCAGCCCGTTTGTTCCGTCAAGTTTTGCTGTCATAATTATCCTTCGTACAGAATGTTGATAGTGCCAGCGTCATATGTGTCTGTGCCGTTGGTCGTGGTGATGCGTACAGCGGTTAACGCGGCAGCTAAAGAAATTGTTGCACCCATATAGTTAATGTTTGCCCCAGAACTATCCCCAAGCACCCCGCTACCCACCCATGTGTTAGCAGATATATTTGTAAAAGTTATTATTCCAGACCTTGTATATGCTGCAAAACCAACTCCACTTAAGCCTATGCCTGTAGTTGGATTTATGATAGTACTGTTAGTTGCTACTGAACCAAGATAACCACTTGTTGTATATGTTGTTGACCCAGTCCCTAATTGAATAAGTGGAATAGAAGTACCGTTAGTAGATACACCACTAAACATCACAGTAATTTTCTTCACCCAAGCTGGCAACGCAGTGAAGTCAATTGACGTACCTGATGTAGACGCAACCGCTGTACCCAAGACATTGACAGAACTGGTCGCGGTGGCTGCAAGCAAAGTCAGTGTGTTAGTACCCGCAACAGCAGGAGCAGTCAACGTTAATGTCCCTGATGTAGCTCCCGGCAGTGTGACACTATTTGCGTTTGCGCCTGAAACCAATGTTCCGGTCTGTACCGGCAACGTCAGTGTGAAGCTGCTTGCTGAGTTTGGGGCGGCAACGGTAAATACACCTGCCCCGCTTGCGTTTCCTGAAATGGCTACTGAACTCATGTTTTATCCTTTAAACAACCGACCATACAGAACCGCTAGGAACTGTGACGGTAACACCTGAATCTATTGTGACTGGGCCAAACGTACCGGCGTTCTTGCCTGTGGGGATGGTATAGCTTCCAGTGACGTTTAAATCGTTCTCAAAAAATATCTGGTTACCACCTGTACCGGAAGCACCGCCACCGCCACCTGCAACCTTGATGAAATCCCCGCTAGGGCTTATTGTTGAATCCCATGCAACAAGCGCGGAACTCCCTGCCTCAATTTCTACTCCGGTAGTAAACGATGCCGATGTGCCGCCCTGAATGTAAACAGAGCTTTGATCCGTGCAGTTGTTGACTACAACGTACATCTTGCTCAACTGCGGGGCGTAGATGTATCTTGTTGTTCCGGGTGCACCAGTAGCGATAAGGATAGCCAAACGAGCTTGGTTGGATACACCGCCTGCGGTGGTTGTCAGAGTCCAGTTTGCTGATGTAACTGACTGGCTTACAGAGCCAGCAATAGCGTCTTCAACCAGTTGCGTCAAAGAAGAGTTTACCGCTGAACCCCACGTATTTGTGAGTTCCCCGGTTACAGGCAGTACAAGCCCTAGCAGTGTTGTGTATGAGGATGCCACGTTTTAAACTCCTTCTTGCATTCTATTGGTTTATCAGACAACAGTCCAGACGGAGCCAGACGGAACCGTCACCGTGATACCTGAAGCTAACGTGACTGGGCCTGCGCTGATAGCATTCCTGCCCGTGTTGATGGTCGAACTTACGTCAATCGTGGCATCGTTCTCTGTGTAACCTTCGCCGCCAGATACCGATCTACCGGCTGGGTACGTGACAAACACATCTTTTGTTCCTGCACTAAAACTAAGTGCTGATGGTTGTGTAGCTGAACTATTTGCCAACACCGTTGTCCGAGCCAAAAGCGTACCCGCCAAGGTGTATGTGCCAATACCAACTTCCCACTCAGATGTGGTTTGCCCGGCAATGGTGTAGTAGGTGGTGTTGGCGTTTCCAACAACAGCAAACGACTGATAGCCAGTCGATGCCCCAAGCAGCGTCACTGTTCCAGTACCAGTCGTAGTGGTAGTTTCTTTTACCCGATCTGCAAGTACCAGTGCCATTCTTTATCCTTACGGCGTTGTATCAATCAATTCCCATGCGGTCGGCTCATCTGATTCAATCAAAGACCACACCGTACCCTGTGTACTTGTGATATTTTGCCAGTTTGCGTCTTGACTGTCATCAATCAGTTTCCAGTAAATAGCAATTACAGTCCCAGCCGATCCTGCGGCCTGAACACCAGACAAAGCAATCGTTACGTTCAGGTCAACCGATCCAACGCTTCCAGCCGCCTCGTCCCCTGTTATTTCAACTTCCACGCCACCGTGGGTTACTGTACCAACACTGCCAGTAGCCGATACGCCAGTTAATATTTGCCCACCAACAACCGTTCCAACTGATCCTATTGCTACATCGCCGGTTGTTGCATCCGACTCGTTGTAGATCATTGTTCCGACGGAGCCAGATGCCAGAACACCCGTCAAAGCAACTGTTCTGACTCCGTTACTTATTGTGCCAACAGCCCCAGTAGCCGATCTACCTGTTAATGCTTGACCACCAAGAACCGTCCCAACATTCCCAGTCGCAGATACGCCCGTCAGGGCGACAAAAACTACGTTCTCGCCAAGAGCAGAAAACGGTGACTGGGAAAATGCGGATATACCAAACATGGTCTACGGCCTGCGCCGCCTCCGCTTAGGTTGTAGCCAGACGCAACAATGCTGTGGTTGTGGTGTTTGACGGCATTGTCAGAGTGAACGTGCCTGCCGTGATGGTCTGTGAACCAAAGGTGTGGACACTGATTGCTTTGTTACTCTGGGTGGAGTTGTAAATCAACACAGTATCAAACGCCGTTGCCAATGTCACTGTCGTGTAGGTAAGTGAGGCTGAAGGCGTGAAAAACGCCACGCCCGCAGTTGCTGAACTGTTGGTCGAGGTTGGGGCTGTGGCATTTGTTACCGTTACACCGCCAGCGGTATAACCCGTACCAGAGACTTCACCTGTTACCGTGTAAACAGTGGTAGCAGCATCGATGGTTGCGGATGCAAGGTACAGGGCTGCTTTAAGCGTGTCTGTAGTGGGTGAGGTCAAGCTGCCACGGGATACGATGGTTGAAGTGCCAAGCTGGTGTTGACCGAGCATCAGTTCACTCATAAAAGAAGTACACATTGATTGAGTATTTGCCATTTTATTTCTCCTTTAGCCGATTGATGCTGTTTCGCCGCCGCCAAAGACAGGCATTTTTTTCATGGTTACATGGGCAGAACGATGAACAAGTTCACCATCTAACCAGTACTCCACCCATGTGGTGAGTTCGTTGTCATTATCGACTGTACCTTCCCGCTTTTCGAGCAGAGAATCGTCCATGTCGCCTTTGGTTGTTGTGACTAACATTACGCTATCCTTATGATTGCTGAAGTGTTTGATACAGCGGGAAACTGTACCGTAAATGTCGCTGTCGAAGTCTTATCTGCGCCAAAGTCCAACACGCATACAGAGCCAGCAGATGTGTAAATCAAAGCTCCCCGAGCCGTAATAGCGCCACTCCAGACTGCATTGTCAAAGGAGATGTACGCCGTATTACCTGAGTTGCCTACCGTTGGAGTCTGTGCAATCGTAAGAGCAAGACCACCAGCCGTGTACCCTGTATCCACAACTTCGCCCGTAGCTGTATAAGCCGTGGTAGAGGCATTAAGCGTGGCTGCATTAGTGTACAGAGCCATGTAGAACGTGTCGGACGTAAAGTTGAACGTCCCGTTCATCAGCCCTGTTTTGAACGTGTTGCAAGTAAAGTTTCCTTGGAAAGCCATTACGTCACCGCCTGTCTATACTGCCCAGACCTGTAAGCGTCCTGACGCTCCATACCATCACCCAAGCGTTTGGCCAACGCAAGTGCCTCTTGGTACTTGGTGTTGTAAAACGCCATTATGTCAGCCTCACCCTTCATGTAGGTATACGCCTCAACCAGTGAGCCATACAACAGCACGGAGTCAAAGTTATCGCCTAACCATGTTTGGCCTGTTGCATTTAGCACTGTTGCAACGGGTGCTGAAAAGCCTGCTCCTGTGCCGCCAATACTTGTGTTTGCCGCACTCATAGTGTTGCCAACCAAATAAGAAGAGCCGCCATCTGTAATGGTTACTACCGTTACTCCGCCGCCAAAAACAACAACTGTAGCCAACGCGTTTAAGCCAGAACCGCCTGTTAACGGAACGTTGTAATATGTGCCGTCTATATACCCAGTACCAGCAGTAATGGTTCCAACAGAAGCCAACTTTCCCTGCACAATAGATTCTGGATAGTAGTAATAGTGCAGTTCTACGCTATACCCGGCATCAGGTGTTGGGCCAAGAATGAACGACAGTTCGTTGGAAATAGTCACGCCGCTGACGGATGGGCCAAACAAAGCGTAGTATTTTGGGATCGCTGTATCTGTTGGGGTTGGGTATGCCTGACGGATAAAGTTCACATCCTTGTTTAACAAATATTCATACGCACCCGTGGCATCAATAACAGCCATTGAATACACAGCAAGAAAATCATCTGGACACGATAAATATTTGTTTCCCAACGTTGTTGTTCCTGTGACATTCTTGCGGATGGAAGGAAACTGAACCGAGTTGTAAATGCGCAGCTCCGCCTGATCAATAAAGGTATTGATAGGGGTAGGATCAGTCGAATAGTTAAAACTATTCTCCGTGTAATCCTGAATTGCAATTACAAGCTGGGTGTAGTTCATGCCATTGGGCCTCTAGACATCAAGCCTTTGGTGGCTGCGCCAGTACCGCGCATTTTGATGCCATCAGTTTTAATCTTTTCGTCGCCAGCAGATTTGCTGATGCCGCCGATACTCATGTCAACCGTATCAGCGTTGCTGCGGTTAGGCAATTTGCCGGGGTTGGGTTCAACGCCAACAGCTTTGCCTTTCATGGTGTGCGGCTCCGCATACACGGCGGCATTGCCCACTTCTTTGCCCATTCGTTTATCGCTGAATTTAGCCATTATTTACCCCGCTGGTTTGCAACTTTAGCCATGCCACGACCCATGCTCAACATCATCTCATTGGTCTTGCCGCCCTTGGCTAATTTAGTCATAGGCTTGCCGGGGTGCAGCTTTTTCTCATGCTTATGCACTGCGCCAGCAATTATTTTTTTGTCCTGCTTCATGTCCGCTTTGTCCATTTTGAACTCCTTATGTCGTTACTACCGTTACTGTACCAAGTTCCACCGCCATCGCCAAGTTGTTTGGCGTTAGCACTGCATCAACTCCTTGAGAACCCCCCACTGGGTTCCAGCCCCATTGAAAGATTCGGCTACCGCCGCCTGACTCTCCATCAGCCAATAGCCCAGAAACCACATAGCTGCGATCAGGGCGAGGATTCCTCAAAGCCTGTGGATCGTCCACTGGGTACATACCCAACTGCAACTGCGGATGGTCGGGATCCCAGCACTCAGGGCAGACCAGTAAGTCATACTTCTTGGTCTTGATGATCTCAGTCTTCAAGACCTTCAGTTGGAATCGCTGACCACAACGGTCGCATTCCGCAATCGCCTTTTTGCCAGCAGCAAAACGATTACCCATCCTTACCTCCCGATGTAGGTCTGGCGGGGCACAAGTCGCAATGCAGCTTTCTCATGATCTTCGTACGCTGCTAGTTCCCAAGCCTCGTCATACTGCGCTTTTAGCATCGGGATTCTTTCCATACCGGTCGGAATCTTTCCCGCAATGTAATACGACAGGCCAGCAGCCATGCAAGGAATGAAGCGGAACGGCACGTCCATAATATTGACACCGCCGCCCGCGTCTTGGGTACGACGTAAGCGCCAATACACAAGTTGGTAGGTCTGCGCATTGTCTGGGGTGGGCCAAACGGTGACTGCTGGGACTTGCTCCCAATAAACAGCGGCATTGTCAGCGTGGCTCGCTGCTGTAGTGTTTTGTTGGGCGCGGAAGCAGTTGTTCAGGACATTGCCATCAATGTATCCGTAGTTGATGATCTCGCTGTCGATCTTGATGAACCCAGCGGCGGGAAGCCCCACCACAGAGTCCAAAGTAATTGTTGTGTCGGTGCTGGTGATTGCCCCATCTAGGGTTATATCTGTCGGTGATGTTTGACCATTAAAGCGCTGAATCCATACCTGAATAGGTCTGGCTTGCTGAATCTTGTTTGGTATGGTTGCGTAGGTAGAAACGCTAATGCGCGTAATGGTCAAGTCAGCCTGTGTTGAGGCTAAATTACCGCCGGTGCGAATGACGTGTTCCAACAAATCAATAGTGTCGTTGGGCAACGGATAAGTGTTTTGCCCCTGTACTAAATCAATAATACCGGTCTCAATCGTCCACAAGTTGATGCCACGGTTAGCCCAATCGGCAAACATGATGTTCAAGCTGCGTCTAGCTGTGCGCAAGTCATAACCGGAGCGAAGCTCTCCACCGGCGCGTTCAAACGCCTCCTCCACCAGTTCGGTGAGGTCTAGGTTAAAGCTGGCTGCGCCGGAAGTATTTGCCATTATCTAAATCCTGCCGTTTTCTTTGCCACCTTGGGTGGTTGTTTCACGAATTGTTTTCCTTTAGCTTTGCCAGCACGTTTTGCACGTGTTGTCGCAGCGTACTCAGCAGGGCTGAGACTTTTGATCGCAGCTTTTGGAAGGTATCGCTCACCAGTGTCAGAAGATTTTTTACCACTTTTAGTCGTCCAATCTTGTTTGCCCCAGTCCTTTAGGGATTGCTGTGGATTTTTAATCACGATATCCGCCGCCCGCAGCCTTGTACCGTTTAGCCATGACCTGCGCTTTTCTTGCACTCCATTGCCCTGCGCCCGTACCTACGATTGCCGCAGCTTTGACGCTGTTAAAAATACGTTTGCGTAACTCAGGCTTGGTGTAGTTGCCAGCCTCATTCACTTTGGATTTTGCTTTGCCGCCTTCGGCAAATCTTTTGTTGTACGTTACACCGCCGCCAGTTACTTTACCCTTGAATTCACCGTCTTTTGGCTTAAATCCCCCGCCTTCAATATACGCACTAATGTCTGCGTCTTTGCCAACGCTTCTGGAAAACCCAGCCCTGCCGCCGCCGCCTGTGCCATACTTGTCAGTGTTAACTTGACCTTGAATATAGGGTTTAAACTCGTCTTCTGCTTTGCCGCCTTCTTTCATGTAACCCATCTTGTTACGCACTTCTGTGGGCAACTTTGAAAGGCCAGCATTATCTTCAGGTACTTCTTTTAACCCACCGCCTTCAGCCATCTTCTTTGGCTTCTTTCCTGCCGCTTTCATAGCAATAGCAGTAGCGGCTTGTTTTGCTAAGCCACCCTTTTTGTACATGGCGACCTTGTCGGGATTATCCGTGCGAGTGATCTCTTTCTTCTTTGGCATTTTTGATGGGTTCATTGCGCCCATACCGCGAGAGGACATCATACAAACCGCCCTTTGGTTTTGCCTTTGGTGGCGCAGCCATCTGCACGACTAGAAGCGGAACCGCCCTTGGCGAATCCTTTACCCATTTCCGTCTTGGTGGTGGGTGCAGTCTTTGTCTTCTTGCGCGTCTCTTCGTCTTTTGCTTCTTCCATAGACTGCTTTTGGCCGGGGGTCATTGAATCTTGCTTAGCTTTATGCTCTTTTTCAGTTTTATCTTTAACTGCGTCCATAGTCATTTTTGCAGCGCCAGCAACAGATCCTATGGCAGCTAAAGGTAAACCCACATCTTTAAAGCTGCTTCCGCCGCCACCGCCGCCACGACCGCCGCCCTCAAGCGGCTGATCGTCCATCCCGTGCCTTGTATGTCTTCCCATGATTTAGCACATCTTTCCGCGAGTCTTACCCCGCTGAGCAATACCATCACCACGGCGAGAAGCAGCCATGCCACCTGAAGCCATCTTGACTGCGCCACCACGTTTCATACCTGAAGATTCTTTGGCTTCGCGTGAACGACGCTCTGCGGGAGTTTCAAAGTTGCGTACGTAATCAGCAATACCACTACCAACTTTTTTAACGCCGGAAGTTACTGCATCACTTACGGTTTTTGCCGTAGATGGAAGATCTGGCGTTTTGTATTGAACCTTACCGCTTAAATCACGGTAGGTTTCACGCATTGCATTAGTTGCTTTGTCAGCTAAGGGTTTAGCTACGGAAGCAGGGCCTTGAACGGCTGTTTTTAGACCTTGAACGGCTGTATCTCTAACGGGGGTTGCCTGAGTGCTACGCGGCTTGTAGTTCTTCATTCCTTCTTCAGAAGAAGACGATGTGCTTGCAGCGGGGGTACGGCGCGGCTTGTAGTTCTTCATACCCTCTGCGGAAGAAGACACTGTACTAACAGGTTTTGCCGGTGTGCGTGTACCACGACTCATACCAGCTTCAAGGTTGCGGTTTTCTGGGGCCAGCTTTATTGACTTATCAGAAGGTTCAGACACAGATTTAAGTTTGGCAGGCGGCAAATCGTTACCCGTAACCACATTGCGGGGTTTGACGGGTGTTGGCTTCACATCCAAATTGGGCGTAGACTTATCTGGCCCGGGAGTGGTAGTACCAGACTCCCCCTTGGTTGATATGGAGGTGGATTTGTCCGACTTATCTGCGGCAGCAATGCTCTCAGCCGGTGATTTCAACCGGGTCTCAGTTGACTCAAAACGAGCGGCTCTCGTAGGATTAGAGTCGGTTGTACTCTTACCCTTACCCTTGTTGCTCATGGCATAAGCCAGACCAGCAAGACCAGCCAATGCGGCTAAATTTCTTGTCCTTTTCGCCATGATTTACTCCTTTTAGCAGGCTTTGCCGCCCATTTTCATAGTAATCATCTTGCCCTTGGTTTTACCCTTAGACTCGACACCGCCGCCTTTAGCCATGCCGCCCATGTTCATTTTCTTCATGGCAGAGTCTTTCATCATCTTGCCATCAGGCATCTTGTGCATACCACCTTTAGCCATCTTCATGCCGTCTTTGGCGGTGTCCATGCCTTTTTTCATCACAGGTTTGCCCATCTTAGAAGGCATCTCTGACTTGGCTCCAGCTTTTTTCTTAGCTATCATTGCCATAAAACCGGGGTTCATTTTCGTTGCCATAGTTCCACCTTCTTTAAAAAGTTCCTGTTTACCTTGATTGGTTTTAGGATTGTTGATTGTCTGACGATCAGCACGGGTTGCGACTGAACGATCCTTCCCAAACTTCATGCCTTTGCTGGCCCCACTGAAGTCCTTTGCCACCTTCTGCGGGATGCCCGCTTGTGTGGCAAACGCTTTGTTGTGCGCCGCAGCGTCCATGAATTTCTTTTGTTTAGGGCTTGTTGCTGGCATCGTCGTCTTTCTTGCGATTCAACAATTTCTTCATAGTCTCGGTTTCGTAGATGCGGATAATCATCCACACAATGGTCAATACTCCACCAACGAGCGCTACGACGGGAGTCATCCATCCTAAGAAACCGCCAAGTCCAACAACCACAGCAGCGCCATCAGTCATTGTTTTTATGTCGTTGTTCATACCATCCGACCTTTTGTTTTGCCTTTGACAGCACAGCCGTCTGCACGTTTGGAAGCGCTGGGGACTTTGCCACCTTTGGCGTAGTCATCGCTCATGCGCGGGGTTCTGTCACTAGAATCAGAACTTCTACCTCTGGGGGAGCCAAAACTCATTTCGCCAGAAAACTCTGATTCTCGGTCAGCTTTTTCTTTGTAGTCTTTTGAAGAGCGGCTACCGGTAGGACGAGGATTTAATGTCGAAGACGGTATGCTACGAAAACCGCCGCCCCCACCACCGCCTTCAAGCATCTGGTCATCAGTAGGTTTTTTGCCAATTTTTTTCATGTTTACCTCAACATTTCCATCTTGCCAAGGAAGCTGCCTTGCGGGTAGGCTTGCCTTTTTCGTCTTTCATCGGGCCGGGCATACCAGACATACGTGCGCAGAACGAATCCTTGCGCTTGCCGCCTTGTGGCTGCGGAGCTTTCAAGTTGCTTCCTGTTGCTGCGTTGTACTTGGCACGGCCTTTGGCAGTCAAACCCGCCCCCTGCTTAACAGGAAGCTTCTCACCACGACCAACCGAGAGAACCGGGCCTTTTTTCTTAGCCATAGAAGACTACTGCGGTTGTTGTCGCAGATACCACGGCAGAAATATTGGTACTACATCTAATGCCTTCTCCGGGGAACATCATGTAGATAGAACCCGCAGCCGCTGGCGCGGTAAAAGAGAACATAGCTGTGCCGCCCGTCCCGTCATTCAGGGCAACCGTTGCACCCGTTGAATAGCTGATGGATATACCCTTGATACGGGCTGGGCCAGCAAAAATGGTAGTGGTTGCATTGGCTGCTGCCGCGCCGCTTTTTACATCTGTCTGCATCATAATCAATCTCCTTTTAAAAGGGGCCGAAGCCCCTTAGATCAATTACTGTTGAGTGGCGGTTGGGTTAGCAACGCCGTCCGTATCACGGACAACGTAAGTGATAACAATGGTTGCCGCACCAGTAGTCAATGCTGTACCAGCCAAGGTATAGGCAACGATGGCATCAGTTGTGCCAACATTGAGGAACAAGGCTGGTGTTGTTGCATTTGCAGTTAAGCTGATACCACCAACAGAAGTGATTGTTCCTGTGGTTGTAAAGTCCACAGCGCCAATACTTAGCTTGGCAGTGGTGGCGGCACTGAATACGGTAGTGGTGACAATTTTAATGTCTGTAATTTGAGAGCCAGCAGGAAGGACAAAAGCAGTGCCAGTCAAAGTGCCAAATACAACATCCACAGATTGGCTAACTGTAGTAGCGCCCATGTTGCGAATAGAGCCAGCAGTAGTTCCAGTTGTGTTTTTAACAGTGCCCAACAACCAAGGGCCAAGGTGAGTTGCGAATCCCATAAGAATATCTCCATGCGTTATAGCGTATCAATCTTGCATGTCAGTCAGCCGGGACTGTTTGATACGCCGGGTTTCCCGGAATGCGTTCAATATACACCAAAAGAAAAGGGGGCACAAGGCCCCCTTTATCATTTCTCGCTTACAAAACTGTTTAACGCTTTTGCTCGTTCTAAAACTTGCTCAAGAGTAGGCCAAGTCGCGGGTTC